CGGTGATGCGCTGGATAAAGCCGAGGTCTTCGAGCGGCGGCACCGGGGTGTAGTTGTAATCGATGCGCAGCTTGCCGGCCTTGAGGGTGTCTTTGTCGTTGAGCTCCTCGTTGTACCAGCAGTCAAAACCGAGCAGGTAACCGCCCGCCACCAGTTCGCGGCCCTTGGCCTTGATGCCCTCGATGATGTCTTTCACCAGGGTGGGGGTGAGCGGCTTGTCGTTGGCCCACATGTGCGCTTCGGCCATGGTGTCGGCCAGGATCTGGGCGGTGCGGGTGTAGTTCTCGAAGGCGAACAGGGGATCATCGGAACAGGTGCGGTTGCCCCAGTAGCGGAAGCCGTCCGCCCGGATGAGGGCGGTGATCTCGTTGGCGTTGAGCAGACCGACCTCGGTATCGGGGTCTTGCAGATCCCAGAACAGGGCCTTGGTCATGCCGTCGACCCCGGTCACACCGACGTTCGACAGGGTCTTGTGCCAGCCGATTTCTTTGTCGATGAATGCCCGCATGGCGGCCGCCTTGAGGCAGGCATCCAGTTTGATACTGGCATTGGCGGTAGTGTCCCAGGCGGTCCAGTCGCCGTGGATCGGCATCAGTTCGCGGCTGGAGAAGTTCTCGCGGTAGGCGAGCGCTGCTTCGACGGTGTCGGCGATGGTTGGCACATAGGCGAAGGCGCGCAGCTTCTTGGCCGCACCCGCCAGGGCGGTGGCGATGGGCAGAGTGCAGTTGTCCGGCACGCAGAGGATGCGCGGCTTGACGCCGGTGGCCGGGGCGGCCCGCTCCAGTGCCTTGAGGCCGGTATAGCTGCCATCCGGCAGAATGGTGCCGATGATGTTGCTGGTCAGCTCGGCGGCGTCGGCGCCATCGGCCACGCGCACGGCGATGACGATGGTGTTGACGGTGTCATAGATGGTCTGCAGCGACTTTTTGAGGTTGCCGGTGCTTCCCGCCTTGGCGATGGCCGCCGGCAGGTTGGCAATCAGCACGGGTTTGTTGAGGGGGAAGTAAGCGGTATCCGCATCGCTGCTGGTGCAGATGATGCCGATCACCGCCGTGGCGACGGTGCGGATGGTGCGCGTGCCTTCGCTGACTTCCACGACGCGCACGCCGTGGTGAAATTGGTCCAGTGCCATAGGTTCTCCTGTTGTCCGGACGGAGCATTCTTTGCGTAGGTAATGCATGAGATGCGAGCAGGGTCAGGATGCAGGGGCAGGGAGTGACAGGCGAGCGGCGGCCAGTGTGTGAGGGCCGTACACACTGGCGAAGCGGTGACAATGGGGGGACGGGCGGCAGTAACGAAACACCCCGCACTGGGCGGGGTGGTGTGGCTTGGTTAGATGACCTTATCCGGTTCGGCTGGCCATTGTGGCTTTTCAGGCCAGCCCGTCAGCTCAGGCACCGCCGTCAGCTCATAGCGGTAGCGTTGCCAGTCGGCCAGCAACTTTGTGTGCTCCGGCTTGGCGTAGCCGCCGTCGACAGCTGGCTTGATGATGGCGATTTGCTGGTTTGCTTCAGTTATCCGCATAGATTGCTCACGGATGGCCATTTCTTCTACTGATGGCTGACTTTGTGCAACCAATTCTGGATATCCGTTTTTATCTGGAACTATTTGAAACCCATCTACCTGAGACTCAAGGAGGCGCTGATATTCGTCATAAGCTATTTCAACAGCATCGGAGACAGACTTATCAAAAATAAATCCAAGGAGCGATTTTGAATAAAATACTGTTTTCATACGTTATCTCCCTACGGCAAGATAAACACCCATACCCGTAGTCATGGTGCCGGGCAGGTTGTTGTTTGCTTGAAAGCTGGCCAAGTTGTTTCCTCCACCCGCGCCCAATATCGCATTGATGCATCCGTTAGAACCTGCGATAGGGATCGTGGCAAATAAATTGTTAGGAAATACGGTTGGATAAGTAATCACAGCAGTTGCTCCTGCTGCGATTGATGGGATGTTCCCCCACTGGATAATCAAACCACCTAGCCATGATGGAAATGCAATAAACCCATTCGAGCTGGCAATGAAGTTAAATCCCAACTTCAATTTTTTCGGTGTCACAGCAACATCGTCTGCAGTCCCTGCTGTTGTTTGGGATGCTGTCGCAACCTTCATCATCCCCAGCACGGATTCACTGGCCTGCTTTACCCACCCCCACAGGGTTTTCACCGTGACAACGGCATCTGCCTTTTGATTGGCAGTGACCGTTTCATTCACCTCTACCTGGGTGGCGAAGCGGGAGAATCCCTTGGCCGTTTCGCTGGCGTCCGGGTGATCGCGGCTTTCCTTGTGCGCCTTCATCACATCATCGACATATTTGCGGGTGGCCAAGACCACAGCCGGATCAATCTTGAGTTCTACCGCGCTGGTATCGCTGACGATCAGTACCATGCGGATGGTCTGGGTGCGGCCAGAACCTTCCGACAGTTGGGGCTTGTAGGTGTCCGGGCTGTTGGCAATGGCGATCAGGGTGCCGGAGTCATCGAACAGGCCTACCTCGCGGATCCACCATCCGCCAACCGTCTCGGGGATGATCTGCTCGGCCACCAGTTGCGCTGGGTTGAGCGGGTCTTGAAACAGGGTATTAAGGGGCGCGCGGCGTTGCTCCCGCACCAGTGCGGTCTGTGCCGGGTTGGGGGTGACTGGCTGGCCGTTGCCATCCCCCACCGCCATATGGGTGATTTTAAGCGGGACGCCCAGTGCGAGGGCATTGGCGATTTTGGCCTGTCCCGCATGGGTGGGGATGGCGAAATAGATGGCGCTCAACTGGCACCTCCTGTCTGTTGCGGGTGAATGGTCATGGTGTCTAGGGTGTGCAGGGCGCCGCCGTGCCACTGCTGGCCACGGATCTCGATGGTTTCGGGGCTGTATGGGTAGATGGTCAGCTCGTCGCCCAGATAGCAGGCGGCCCCCAGATAGAGCGGGCCACGGGTTTCCATGCTGATAGCCAGCCCTGTCAGGTGGCGGGTCATGGGTTTGGCATCGGCGATAAGCCGTTCCAGCTCCTGATACATCGCCTCGGTGATGCCGGTGTCGAGCACCCCGATATCGAGCTTGAAGGTGCCCGGGGTGGCTTGCGGGGTCTCTTGCCACCACTCCAGCACCCGGATCAGATAGCCGAGTGGTTCCACCACCCGGCGGATGGCACCGATGGTGCCCTTGCGGCTGTGTACGAAGTAGCTGTTGGCGATCACTTGGCGTTTGGTGGCCTCTGGCCACTTGTCATCCCAGCGGTCGACGCTCCAGCTGGCGGCCAGATAGGGCAGCAGGTGGGCGGGGCAGGTCCAGGGTGACCAGAGCGAGCGAAACGGGATCGGTAACTGCATCGCCTGATCGCCGGTGGCGGCCAGATTGCGCTCGGTGCGGCTGGTGCTGGGCGGCAACAGGTTATTCATGCGGCCAGCTCCACGGTGAAGGCGGTGCAGTAAGCGGCTTGGGTGAGGCTCGGGGTGATATCGGTCCAGCTCGGCAGATCGACCTTGCTCACCCCCTGCACATGCAGGGCGGCATCGATAGCAGAACGGGGTACTTCGACCCCGATACGGCGGCGCGGATTGATAAAGGCGGCGAGCCGATCGCGGGCGGCCTGCAGGATCACCTCGGCTTCGGCGCCCTGGCTGCTGACGTGCAACCGAGCGGTGATGGTGTAGTGAAGAATGCCCGCGCTTTGCACGGTGAGCCGGTCGGCCACCGGTCGCTTGTCTTCGTGGCTCAGTGCCTGGTACACCTTGGCGATCAGCGCCGCGTCAGCGGTGCCGTCCCCCTCAGTGCTGAGGATGGTGACGATGGCCACGGCGCCCGATGGGCTGGAGCCTTTGGCGTCTGCCACCTTGCCATCAGCCGAGAGGGCAAAAAACTCATAGGCCCCTGTTGGGCCTGCCACACTGAGGCCATCCCACGCCATCAGGGCGCGCAGGATCAGGGCTTCGTCATCTTCCTTGATTTCGGGTACCGGCGGGGTGGCGGTGTCATCCCCCGGCTGGATGATGAGTCGCTGCACCTTCCAGTTGGCCACCAGGTTGTCGAGGTCGCTCCCCTTGGCCCAGGCCAACATGTTGGCGACGGCGGCATCGTTGATGCGTTGGCGCAGGATCAGCTCCCGATAGGCATTCTCTTGCAGCAGCTTGGTGATGGGCTCGGATTCGAGCGCCAGGGTGGCGGCGATGGCCGCCTGCTGGTCAGCCGGATAGAGGCTGACAAAATAGGCCTTGCGCTCGGCGAGGATGGTCTCGAAGTCCAGCAGTTCGATCACATCGGGCTGCGGCAGTTGGGAGAGGGTGATGGTGCTCAATTGGCGGCTCCTGTGGGAATGGCGATAGAAGCAGACTCCGGCGCGCCGCCGTCCTTGCGCTGCCAGGTGAGCTCGACGGTGAGGGCGCCATCCATGCCGCCGCCCAGCACATCGACCCGGGTGATGGTGATGCGGGGTTCCCAGTTGATAAGGGCCTGCACGGTGGCGGCCATCAGGCGCAGGCGGGTGGCCTGATGCTGTGGCTGGTCGATGAGGTAAAACAGCTCGCTGCCGTAGTCGCGGCGCATGACGCGGGATCCCACCGGGGTGATGAGGATGTCGCGCACCGACTGGATGATGTGGTCGGTGGCGCTGATGGCGCGGCCAGAGGCTGCATTCATGCCGAGCCAGTTCATGCCGGGCCCCCTGTTTGGCCGCCGCCAGTGCTGACGCCGCTGTGTTTGTGGGTGGTGACTTCGACGTTGCCTATCTTGGCCGTGGGGGCGGTGATCTTGCCGCCCGCCTCGATGGTCGAACCTACCTTGAGGGCCTGGGTGCACTCCACCAGAGGGGTGATCAGCTTGACGGTGACGGAGGCCGCGATATTGGCGGACTTGATGCCGGTGGCGTTGAGCGCGCCGGTCTCCGGGTTGTATTCGATGACGGCGCCATCGCTGTATTCGGTGCGGTCGAGGTCGGGGTTGTCATCGCCTGCCAAGGGCTCTGGGAAGGCGTCGCAGTGGATGGGGCCGACGATGTAGGCATTGCGCAAATCGCCGCTGACCGAGAGCATCAGCACCTGTTCGCCGATGGAGAGGCGACTGCGGGTGCGGTTCTTCCCGGCCCGCGCTGCTGCGTAGGGCCGCCAGTTGGTGATGAGGTCGCCGGTTTTGACGCGACATTCCCCGGAGCGCACGGCAATTACGGTGCCGATGCGGATCAGGTTGTCGATCAGGCGTTGGAGTTCAGTCGGGGTCGGTTGCATGGGGCCATTGTTTTGGGCAATGGCGAGTAAGGCGAGGGGCGGCCAGTGTGTACGGCGCTGGCACACTGGCGGCGATGGTTACAGTCCTTTGGTGAGCTGGGCGAGCAGCAGGTCTTCGACCTTGTCGATGTCTTTGTCATCCATGCCCAGTAACCGCCGTTCCGGGTACCGAATGTCTTGCCCCTTGCTGCCTTTGTCTTTCAGACCGTAGTGGTGGATATGGGCGATTTTCTCGGCCGTGCTGGCGAATGTGACCTCGGCCCTGTCGCTATAGCCCTTGGCCTTGAGCCATGTCGACTTGATGAGGCGGGAGAACATCTTGCGCTTGAGCCGACTTTTGTTGACGGTGTCGCCCTTGCTGGCATCTACCTTGATGAAGCGCTTGATGCGTGATCGTTTGAAGGTCCGGATGCCGCCCCGCATGATATCGAAGCCGATGATGTAGCTGCGAGTGCCGCGCCAGCTTTTCAGATGGCGCACTTCTTTGTCACTGGTGGTGTAGATGAACTTTATCTCGCGGTTGCCGCGCTGCGGCTTGCGCGGGTCCATCTTGCCCCCATCCGGGGTGACGTTGTCTTTGATGCGCTTGGCGTTGCTGTCGCGCATCTCTTTGGCCATCTGGTCAGCAAATTTGGCCAGCTCCCGCTGCGACAGGTTGGCCCGGATCAGCTCTAACCTGGCGGCGAAGTCGTTCAGACGGTCGATGTCGGCTGCCACGGCTGATACTCCCCGTTGATGAACAGTTCCCAGGTGATGCCGTCGTAGGGGTCTTCTGGCGGTTCGGGCAGGTGTTCGAAGTGCAGGCCCTGGTCATCCTTCCAGACCTTGACCCGCTCGGTCAGTGGCAGCTTGATTTCGATGTCGCAAGTCTCGTTGTTCTGGATCTCGACTTCGAACCGCATGGCGTTTTCGCGCTTGTCGCTGTTCATCATCAGTTCTGGCTGGTACTGCCTGATCCATGCCAGCAGCGGCACCATGACGGTGTTCACGTTCTGGGCAAAGTCGGCCACGATGATGGTCAGTTCGTACTGGTATTCAAACGACAGGCTGGCGGCGCCAGTGGCAACCAGCTTGCCCTTGTCGACGAATATCATCATGTGATCCGGGTTCTGGCGCAGCAGCGGGATGCACTGCTGCAACACCTCACGGATCTGTTTTGGCTTTTCCATTTTCGCTCCTGTACTGGTGGCGTTGCTGGCAGGCGATAAGGCTGTCGACCTGGGCGGCGCAGGTGGCCCAGGCGGCCTCGGTCTGAGTCAGCTGATCCATGAGGTCGCCGTTATTGACCGGGCTGGCGGCCGGCAGTTTGCAGGGGGTCACCCCCTGACAGGTGAGCCTGATAATCTGCGGCGCCGGTGATGGTGGGGCGCTTGAGCAACCTGATAACAGGATCAGGCAGAGGGCGATCAGCCCACTCCTTGAGTTCGGCATTTTCACGTTTGAGCCTCTTGATGGTGTCGGCCCGGGTGGCGGCCGTGATGGTCAGATCGCCAAGCTGGCGCTGCAGCGTGGCGGCGGCGGTTGCCTGGGCGTCCAGCTCGCCGGTGAGGGTATCGATGGCCCCGTCTTTGAGCTTCTCCCGCTGCTCGGCCTCTTTGGCCTTGTCGCTGGCGGCCTTGAGGTCGCTTTGCAGGGTGGAGACTTTGCCCTCAGCCTTGGCGGCAGAGCGGGCCGACCAGCCCCAGCCAGCCAAGGCGACGGCCAGTGCCAGCAGCAACCAGGTGAGGGGGGAGCGCAGCAGGCTACGCCACATCCGCCACCTCCTTCACCGGATAGACCTTGGCAAAATGGTCGTATGCCTTGGCTAGCTTGGTGTCGTAGTCGTTGTCTTTGTAGGCCGGGCCGTTGTAGCGGCGGGCAAAGTCAGTCCACTTGCGACCCTGCAGGGCCTTGTGCATGGCGGGATCTTGCTGGATGAAGCGGCACAGGGCGGTGAGGTGGTCCACTTCGCTGCGCTGCATGGCGGTCTGCCAGTCGCTGGCCGAGGCAAAGCCCAGCGCCTGCCAGTGGAAGCCCATGATCTGGAACATCCCCCAACTGGCCGACTCGATGGCGGCATCCCGGTGCAGGCTGATGGCGAGTTGCAGCCGCT